TGCAAGAAAGAGCAACCGATAGGTTGGCGCGAGTTAACGAAAAAGGCGTGGACATCACTGCCACGTTGTTCAAAACAAACAAAGAAGCCGCCACGGCTATTTGGAAAGACAGCAATCTATTGGCCTCCGCCAACGCTCGTTCAATGAACGAGCTGCAAGGAGCGGCAAACCGTTCAGTGTTTGAGCAAGGTGCACAAACACAACGACAAAGAGAAAGCGATGTTGCCGCACTGCAACGTACTCAAATACAAGCCAGTGCGCCTACCGGCATTGAACGTATTCTTTCAAACCCCAAACTGCTTGCCGCATACAAAGACTATGCAACAGCGGGTACAGAAACAAAAGGCATCAACGCGTTTGCTTTGGAAGCAATTAAAGACCCATCACTGTTGCCGCGCCTTGAAGCTGGTTCAGCGCAGGATCGTCAGTTGGCAGCGTCCATCAAGCAATACATGCAAGGGATGATGGTCTCTCCTGTCAATTTGCCAAAAGATACACCCATGCGTCCGTAAAGAGTAAACTTACACAACCGCAAGCAGTTCGGCCTGCTGCGGTTGTAAGACCAAGCCGCACAATTCGGAAAATACTATGCCTCAAGCTGTCCCGTTACCAGATGGTAGTTACGTAGCAATCAGAGAGGGGGAAACCCCGCAGCAGGCATACGCCCGAGCGCAACAGATGTATCCTGAGGCGTTTAGACTTGCGGCTCCGGCAGTACCAAAAGAAACTACGCTTGGCGGGCAAACCAAAGAATTCTTTAAAGGTCTTGTTCCCGGCGCTATCGGCCTTGTTGAACAAGCAGGCACTGGTATATCCGCACTGCTCCCTGACGAGCAAGAGAAAGCTGCACAACGCGCCATCAAGGAAACTGCTGCCGCAGCCAAAGCACCGTTTGCCGCTGCGCCGGGGTATGAAGACACAGTGGGGCGCAAGTTTGGTGAAGCCGCTGGTTCAATTGCGCCGTTCCTTGCCACTGGGCCGTTTGGTTTGGCGGGGCGTTTGGCCGGTTACGGCCTTGGTATTGGTGCAGGTGCTGGCCAACAAGTAGAGTCATCCCAACAAGCCGGAGCCACAGAAGGCCAGCAAACTGCTGCCACTGCACTGGGTGCCGTGGTCGGTGCAACAGAGATGTTTGCCCCTGCGCGTATTCTGAAACGTCTTGGGGAGCCAGTGCTTGAGGGAGCCACGTCGTATGTCAAGCGGGCATTGATGGCTGGCGGCGAGGAAGCCGCACAAGAAGCTGCGTCTCAAGCAGCGCAGAACATTATTACCAAAGGTATATACAAACCTGAGCAAGAAATCATTGAGCAGGTTGGGGAGTCTGCCGCCTACGGCGGTGCAGTCGGTGCGTTGGCACAAGGGTTGTTGGACTTGGCTATTGGTCGCCGTGCGCCAAAGACCGTGCTTACAGATGAGGTGAAGCAAGCCCGTGCTGAGGCAGAGAAACAGCAGGAAGCAGAAAAGATACGGTTGAACAGCCCTGAGTACGCCCAAGAAGTGTTCCAGAAGACGCAGGACTTGGAAGCCCAGCGTACGGCGCTCAAGTCGCAACTAATCCCCATAAAGAAAGGCATATCCCCAGAAACGGACTATGCAAACAACCGCGAAATCAATCGCCAAATTGAAGCCATAAACAAAGAACTCAAACCGTTGGCGGATGAGTATGTACGTGTCAAGCCTATTCTGAAACGTGCTGCTGAAGAAGAGAAGGTTGCCAAGCTGACCCCGTACGAGTATGCGTTGGGTTTGAAACCAGAAGAAGCCGCACAAGCGCCATCCGAACCACGGATGTATTACGACCAAGAAATCGTGCCGCCCACGGCACCGAAGGCGGGAGATGCTGCGGCGCGGTATGCCGCTGAAAGCGTGCAGTTGGCCAATGACCAACGCCTTACCGCAGAAAAATTTGACCCTAAAAATTCAACGCCTGCTGTGTCGGATTACGTTGAGTACTTATTACGTAATCCTAATTTGGCCGAAGAAATTGTTCAAAAGCGTGTCAGGTTGCCCGGGTTGCCAGCAGGATTAAAGAGCGCAGAAGTTTTAGATGCTTTAAAACTGGAAACAGAACCTTTGCGTAAAGCACGGGTTGCCGCCGAAAAAGCCGCAGAAAGAAACGTTTTTGAACAAGAGATGGGCACACGCAAGACCGCGTTTGGTGTGCCTCAACCAACAGAAGAATCTCCGCAAGTACAGGCGTTTACGTCTTACATGGACGACCTTAAGAGCCAACGTGATGACGTTGGTGATGACATGTTCTTCAAGTACATGGTCGAGCCAAAGCTGGAGAAGATTGCTGAAGGTAAACCCCCAGTCATAGCGGTGAATGCTGAGTTGAAGCCGTTTACGCAGCCCAAGATGGCTGAGTTTGCACGCAACAAGATAAACACGTTGCTGGATGAAATAGACCAAGCTAATACGGACAGAGATGTTGCACTGCGTTCAAACAACCGTGACGCTGCAACCGCAGCATTTGAAAGAGGCAATCAGGCACTTGAGCAAATCAACGCTTTTGCAGAACCCACACCTGCTGGAGAACTGACAAAAGGGCGTTTCCCCAGCGCCAAAACAAGCCCACAAGCCAGTGTTTATGCCCGGGAAGTACTGCGTGTACGGAACGAACAAAACACGGCTTTAAACGCAATTGAAGACAAACTTGATCGCTTGCGTCGTGGTGAGGCGTTGGGCAGAGAAGGTGTAGAACCCGGCAAAGGTGTAGCCGCCGCCACCCCCGAAGTGTTGGCCAAACAAGCTGAAGAAGCCCGTGGTCAGTACATATCTGCCGTGTTGGAAGAAGCCGCCATTCACCGCCGTGTTGCGGGTAAACCCGAACTGACTTACGACGAAGCCATCAAGGCCGCGTCGCGCATTCACGATGTGGTGGGTGAATGGATTGATCGTTCAAAAGTAAAGCCCGTACAGAAATTTACGGAAAAACCCAAATACGAAGAAGTAATTGTGCAACCTGCGCAGAAACGCGCAGGCAAGACTATCCGAGGCGCAATCACTGAACGTAGATACAGTGAGACACCGCCGTCTAAAGTTCCTGCGGGTGCACCCAGCACAGGTGAGTGGGTTAAAAAACCTACAAAAGTGTTTGCTGCTTTAGAAGCACAAATTAAACCGGTGACAAATGTGGATTCTGCCGCTGCTGCACTAGACGTTAGGACTAATGCGGTTATCAGAAAACAAATAAAAGAGTTGCTGGACAAAGGTACGCTTCCGTTTGTTTGGGAATTTGTTGATACCCGCCCTATGGCAGAGCAAATCAAAGAAATGCCCGCCAGCAATAAAGAAGTCAAACACTTCAAAGCCCAGATTGCCAAAGTTGTTGACAACTTATCGCAGTTGCCATCCACAGCCACCCGTGAAATACCCATACTGAAACAGCAGTTTGCCGCCACTGAAGCGCAGAAGGTTGCCGAAGCCAAGGGCGAAACAGCCAAGACACTTGGTGGGGAGCTGCGCCGTCGTACTGAGTTTGTGCGTAACCTGATGGCAAAGCCGCCCCGCAGCCCGTTGGTGAAGAACACCCGCGATGCGTTGAACCGTGCCGCCGACATCATGGACAGTGGCAAAGCCACACGCGGTTTGCTGGATGCTGTTGAATACGTTGCCACAAACTTGGCCGAAGGTCGTCGGGTACTGCCCCAAGATGTGCAGGAGATCAATGATGCCATTAAGCTGTATGAACGTACAGCTCAGGAAGGTGAAGCGGTTGGAGAAGGCGAAAAAGGTCAAGGCCAGTTGTTCCCTGAAACACGTAAAGAACTGGGATATATCCGCGCCACACCCGCCAACTTTGCCAAGTCCCCACAGATTAAGCCTGTGTGGGAGGCGTTGGAGCAAGCACGCAAGCTCAAGGCAAAAACAGAAGCCAACCAGAAAGCGCGTTCTGTCAGAGACAAACAAGGCTTTGCGCAAATTGAAGCAATAGAAGAACAACTTGAAGCCATTAAAAATCAAATGCGGTTTTTCCTGCTTAAGCCGGGAGACTTCAATATTGGCAAGTACTCGAATGCAGACATTGCAAAAATGTTTGCGTCATATCCAGAAGCAGGCGTTACAAAAGAAGACAAACTGCTGATGGATCGTTACTTGCAAGTATCCAGACAAAATATTGGTAAGACGGCTGCGCAACAAGAAAAAGCAATGTCTGTGTTTACTGAAGAACAAAAACAAAAAGTAAACAAGTTAATTCAAGACTTCAACACAAACAAAATTCCTGAGTACGAAAAGAACGTTAAGCAGGCTCTGCAAGCACTTTCATTGGGGCAACGTCTTGAAAGCACAAACAACCGTTTAGTTGAACTGATGCAAGACAGTAATGCGGCTGTGCGTAAACAATCAGAAGCAGCTCGCAAAACTGTTGAACCGCTACTGGAAAAGTTAAAGCTCATCAAAGACAGTTTGCGTAACTCTGTTTTTTTGACTGACGGTCAACGCGCAATGCTTGACTCCGAAATTGCGTTGCAATCACAACGTGGCGCATACAAAGACGCTATGGCCAAGGCGATGGGCAAAGCCCGTCAACGCCTGTCTGATACGTTGGGTGAGTTGCTTGATCCTGAGATTGAACGCGCACGTCGTGCTTTGAAAGCTGCTAAGACACGTCTGGCCACAGTTGAGTCGCAGATTGAAGCGGCCAAAAAAGAAATGACTGAGGGCACTGGCCAAGCGCCAAACCTGATTAACAACTTACAAAAAGTTCAAGGGCTTGTTGAGAACATTGAGAAGGCTGAGACAGAACTGGCTGACTTGCAAGAAGCACGCTTTGGTGAAATTGAGAACGACGTTGTTGTTACCGAAGCCATGCTGGACAAAGACCTTAAGGCAGAACGTGAGTACTTAGAACTGCTTGAGCGACAACTGGCTGATATGCGCAAAGAACCGTTGACTGCTGTAGAGCTTGGTGGTCGTGGTGAACTGGGCAAGTTGAAGTACCCGTTCTCTGCACAACGTTTGGAAACACAAGTAAAAGCACAACAAGCGGCTGTTGATGAAGCGCAAAAGCGTGCTGAAGAATTTCAAAAAGATGTGCAGGTTTGGTGGCCCAAGGTTACTGCCGCATTCAAGAAGGATGGCATCAGCATCAAAGACTTGCCCGGCGCAGTGTTTGAAAAAGGCCGCAAAGTTGCTGAGATTGTTACGCCAGAACAAAAGCGCCTTGATGAGCTGCGTGATAAAGGTGTACAAGTTGCAAAAGAAGTTGACGAAGCCGCAGTGCGTCAGCGTGTCAAAGACAAACAGATTGAAATGTTTGATGATGAAATCTTTGATGCACGCGGTGAAGTGCAGGCGTTTATGGGGCCTGAGGATATGGAGCAGTTGGCCGACATCATGGCTGACCCCAAAACCACCAACGTCAAACGTGTACAGGCTACGCTCAAGCTGGGCGCTATGCAAAAAGTTGCTTCGTTGGAAGCACAAAAACAAGCGTTCATTGAGGGCAAACCAGCCAAAGCACCCAAGGCGGCTACTGTGCCGAGCACCGTTGCGTTGGCGGCGGCTAAACCATTCCGTACTGGGTCAGGCGTAGCGAAAGCGTTTACTCCAGCAGAAATGGATGAGCTGGCTCGCGCTGATATACGCGATGCCAACGAGCTGGCTAAAAAAATTCTGGGCACCAAAGCACCGCAACTGAAAGAACCAAGCAAACGCAAACAAGGCAAGATGATTGACCCCAACATGGGGTTGTTTGACGACTTTGAGTTTTCTCGTGGCACACCAGTTAAAGGATTGACCAAGGCTGAGCTTGAAGCAGAACTCACCGCCGGTATGGGTGAGCCTGTGACTGGGCGCAAAGTAGAAGCGCTTGTGTCCAATAAATTGGCGGTGTATGAGAGTGTTCAAGATTTTCTTGATAAGCAACCAAAATTAAAAGGTGTAGGTAAGTCCAAGTACGAGGGCTTAATTCCAGCAGATGCCAAAGGCTTTGTGCAAGACGGTAAGGCTGTCTTGTTTGCCAACAATATTGGTAAAGGCCATGGACTTGGCGTGCTGCTCCACGAAGTCGGCGTGCATTTGGGATTCCGCAACTTCTTTAATGAAGGCCAGTACAACGCGTTGGTCAAGACCGTCAAGAACTGGGCAAACAAAACTGACGACTCAATGGAAGCGCGTGTTGGTAAAGCCGCCGTACGCAGGATTGAGGCCGCTAACACTCCCCTACACCAGATTGATGATGAGTTGTTGGCGTACGCCGTTGAAGAAGCTATGCAGATGGGTGTTGAGCCTGTCGGCGTTAAAGGCGGCAACGCAGTTAAGAACTGGTTGAAGATGGTGGTGGATGCGTTTAAGAAAGCGCTTGAGAAGTTTGGCATCACTACTTCCAACTTAACTGCCGGAGACTTGGTTAATTTTGCCTACGGCGCAGCACACCTTGAACTCAAAGGAACTTGGCATGGCGCTGGCGTTAAGTTTGATATGTTTGACCATACGTATATGGGTACCGGTGAAAACAACCAAGCCTATGGTTGGGGTACGTATCGCGCACAAAGACACGGTGTTGCAGATTACTACCGTGAAAAAGAAGCGGGAAAATACTATGACGCATGGGTAGATCGTCCAGATGTACAAGAATGGTTTGAAAGTCAAAAATCTAAGTTCACAGGAAAATTACCGGCGGGTATTCCAGAACAGTTTTTAGCAATGCCTTTGCGTGAAGCTTCAAGCCCTTACGGATTAAATCCTTATCAATTGTTTAAAGAAATGGTTAACACCGAGATAGAAAACATTGAGGGGGAAAAACCAAAATATCCTTTAGCAAATTTACCTGCATCTGCAAAACCAACGCGAACTGCTGTACCTATAACCGCAGCACAAGTTAGGGCAATGGGTACACCTACACGCGTAACTGCCAGACCTATAACTGCAACACCAGTTAGAAACTATGGGTACGGGCCTGTGACGACAAAAACAATTGCCAAACCCTTAAGTTGGCGTGTGGAGTGGATGCGCGGATTGTCGCTTGAAGAAATAGATAAAAAAATTCAAGAACTTAAAAAGTTTGCAGAAACTGCTGACGAACATTTGCAAACCGTTTACTACGAACCTGTTTATAAAGGTAAAGGGTACACTGATCTTTTAGGTACAAACGATGCGGCTGCAAGCGTGTTACGAACTTTCTTTGAAAACCAAGACACGGGCATGTCTTGGAAAGAAGCTATTGCCGCAGTAAAAGTTGAAGCTAAAAAAGATGTAGAAGATTTTGAAGGTTTTACACACGACAAAAATTCAAAGTATGTGTACGACAGAGCAAAAGAAATTTTAGCTAATGTAGATAAACTTGATGTAAATGACTTTCAATACAACCCACCATCTGGGCCGCCTGTGCCTGAGCCAGCAGGATATATGTTGCGCACACTGCATACACGTCCAGAAAATGAGTATCTTCTTTGGGATGAACACGCAGATAAACAACCGCAGGCTGTTAAAGATGTGTTTAAACGTATTTACGACGATTTAACCAAAAAACAACAAGCAGTATTTAACCGCTCAATAGGCCATGTGCCGCCAAATCGGCAAAGTGGGCGTGATTTATATGACGCTTTAGGTGCTGTGCTTGAACAAAGCGGTATGCCTGACGAGATGAGTCCCATGTTTACATCAGAGATGTTACGTGCAGAAGGTCTTGCCGGAATAAAGTATTTTGATGGCACATCAAGATACAGTTCTATGGGATTAGGCGTTCCCGGAACGTTTAACTACGTTGACTTTGACGACAAAGCAGAAGGTGCGCAGATCATTGCCACCGACATTAGTCCAGTCAATCAAACACAGCCAACGCAAAAAGGCGAGATACTGTTCTCGCGTGCCGCAGATTTCACAAACCCTGAGATTGCCAAGCGTGGCGGTTTTATCAAAAAGATTGTGGCCAAGGATAGAAGCTGGGTTGAAAAACTAAAGGCTAAAAATGCAGGGCTGTATTTTGAAACAATGATTGTGGACAGGTTTGCAGGGTTTGAGCGTTTGGCCAAGTACATGGATGACGTAAAAGGCACCCAGATGTTGTACTACTTGAAAACGTACGACCAGCGCATGAATGCGGTTTCACAAGCTATTGCTAACGGTGCGCCTGCAATTGTGGAAAAGACACGACCAGACGGCAAAATTGAGCGTTTAATTGAAAGTCAGGATGGTGCCAGTATTCACAACGTAGTGCAAATTTTGAAAGACGCACAACCTATGGTGGGCAACGCAGAAGCTGTGAACAGTGTTTTTACTTTGTATATGGCCGCACTTCGCGCAAAGAACAAAGGTTTGAGCACGTTGAATTTTGGTGAAGATGTGACTCAAGAACTGCTGGATGACACTATGGCCGCCATCAACGCCACACCCGGCCTAGAGGATGTGCTTAAACTTGCGCGAGATGAGTACAACGCTTACAACCGCAATTTAATTGAGTTTCTTGTTAGCACTGGTGCTTTGTCTAAAGATGTGGCCAAACGTTTGTTGGCTGAAAACGACTACATCCCGTTCTATCGTGAACGCAACGGCATGGCAGAACTTTTAATTGGTAACGAGTCTCCTATCCGTATTGGTAGTATTGCTGAACAACCGTACTTGCATGAGTTGATAGGTGGCGACAAACCTATTCTTGATTTTTTTACAAGCTCTGTACAAAACACAAACATGCTTTTAGATATGGGTTTACGTAATCTGGCAACTAAAAATGCTGTGCATGAACTTGTTGATTTAAAGGCGGCTAAGTTTGTAAAGATGGCGGCTGGCCCTGACGTTGTTAAGTTCCGTGTTGATGGTGAAGACCGTTACGCGGTGCTTGCTACTGAAAAGGTAAAGATTGGTAATAAGGAGTTTGATACGGGTGTGCCCGCCGACATATTGGTCAAAGGCATGGAGGGCATACCCACACAATTGCCAGCAATGCTGCGCGTAATGGCAATGCCGTCCCAGTTGTTGCGTAAAGCAATTACGCTTAGCCCTTTGTACAACGCAAGACAGTTGTTCCGTGATTCCTTGGCCGCGCCCATGATTTCTGGTGCGGATTTCATGCCGATGATTGGTGCACTACGAGAACTTAAAAACTCTGAAACCAAAAAAATACTTGAAAGACGTTTTATTACGGGAGGTCAACAATTTACTGGTAGCGCCGCAGACCTTACCAAGATTTTGCGTGACGTGTCTGAGGGTAAGCCGGGCTGGATGGTCGCACTAGGTAAACTTGAAGCCATGAGCATGGAGGCAGATGCCGCTACTCGCCGTGCACAATACAACAGCTATATTCAGCAAGGCCGTTCCGAAATGGAAGCCACACTTATGGCGTTGGAGTCCATGAACTTTAACAAGCGCGGTGCGTCTCCGTCAATACACATGATTAACGCTTTGATACCTTTTTTCAACGCCCAGATTCAAGGTCTGAACGTGTTGTACAAAGCGTCAATGGGTAAGATGTTGTTCAACGATCAGTTGCGTATCCGTGAAAAGATGTTGAAACGCGGTGCCATGATGGCTGTTGTCAGCCTTGTTTACGCCGCCATGATGCAGGACGACGACGCGTACAAGAACGCTACCCCTGACCAGAAATACGGCAACTGGTTTATTCGTGTGCCGGGTTTAGACGAACCCATCAGAATGCCTGTTCCATTTGAAATTGGCTACTTTTTCAAAGCATTGCCTGAGGCGCTGTACAACAGCATGGTCAACGAGCATGGCGGCGAAGAAGCAGTCAAAGCGTTCAAACAAATCTTGCTTCAGACAGTCCCCGGCGGTTCGTCGTACGGTATACCACAGGCTTTGAAACCCGCCATTGAAGCAGGTCTTGGCAAGTCGTTCTACACAGGCAGGGACATCCTGTCTGCGCGGGAGAAAGATTTGTTGCCAGAAGAACAGTTCCGAGCTAATACATCAGAGCTGGCCAAAGGCATCGGCAAAATGTTTGGAGCGTCGCCAATCATATTTGAGCAACTTGTGAACGGCTACACAGGCACGATGGGGTTGGCTTTCTTGCATGCACTCAGTGTGGGCGCACCAGCAAGTGAGACTCCAGATCAAGCTGTCAAGCGTTTATCTGACTACGCAATCGTTGGCGGGGCTTTCCAACCAAATGACGCTGGCGGCATCATCAACAGCGTGTACGAGCGCATGAACGAAAACATCAAGGTCAAACAAACATTTGACAAGATGGTGGAGGAAGGGCGCATGTCAGAAGCTAAAGCGTTGTTACAACGTCGTGGCAATGAGTTCATGCAAGCAGAGATGGCGCACAGCTTTAAGAGTGACATGAACAAACTCACACAAGCCGAGCGTGCAATCGCAGCATCCAACATGTCCCCCGAAGCCAAGCGCGAACAACTGGACAAAATCAGGAAGATAAAGATCGCCGTTGCTCAAACGGTGAGAGAGGTTTCCGATAAAACCATACGCCTAACAAGCCCCTTCTAACACCAATGAAAGCTTGCGTGCGGTACTTGTAGGGAATTGAGGCGCGTAGCCCCAATTCCTTTACCTTCTCAACGTCCAGCCCCGGCACAAAAAACCCTTCACCCGGCTTAAGTGTCGCCCACGGATATATTGTTTCCATTGAAGTGCTCTTCCTCAAAAGTTATGTGCATGGCGTTGACACGCATGGATGGGCCGTTGGTCTTGCCCAGCATATCTTTCTTGGAGTATTTGACACGGAACATCTTCTCCATCTGCTTCTTGAAGTCGTCGTAGCTGAAGCTCATGCTGACGCAGTGTTTGCGTAGAAGCTGTTCCTCAATGAAGTACTCCCTGAACCCTTCTGCAAGCGTGCCGTGTTCAACACGCCCAAGTACCTTAGACCTTGTGATTGATTTGTCAACAGTCTCACCATCTCCCCATGCGGCCATCAGACGGCCTTCGGCTTTCTTGATGATTATGAAGTTGCCGTAGTTGTCACCTGTGTAGGCATTCAATACATCTTCAGCGGTGCGTACACTGCCACGGATGATGCCACGGGCTTTCTCCACAAGCACTCGCAGAGCGTCAATAACTTTTTGCACTTCTACATCAAGAATGTTGGCATAGTCCCTGCGCAGTAACACGGCAGCCGCGACAACCACGGTGCAGCCAGCATGCCAGTAACGCTCGTCATCATCGAAGTTCAATACTTTCTTCAAATGCTTGTGTGTCTTGGCCACGACTTGTTCTGCTACGTGCTGGTTCTTTGTCAGCCATCTGACCCATGCTTCGCCAGCCACGCCGTAGTTGTGCTTCATCATCAGCAGGACTTCGCGTTCTTTGGGAGTCCACTCCAGCTTGACGTTGGGGTTCCACTCCAGCATACGCAGAAGCTCACCGTTTGAGCTGAACTTCCTTGCCCCCGCCATGTAGTCGGTCAGGCTTTCGTTGGAAGTCATAGTGCATGTTGTCTTCCATGTGGTGTTGTTGATACGTTCCTTGTTTGCGCCAGCCTCCATACGTTCCTTGCCCTGCGCTTCAGCAAAGTCAAAGATAAACGTCGGTGCCCACTCCATGTCAGCACGCTGGGTGTTCGTGATCTCGTCAATCAAAAGCGGCATGCTGTTGAGCAGACCAGCACGTTGTTGCATGGCTACGGGAGATGTACCCTTACCTGTTCTGTACCGCAGAGGGTTGCCCCATACACCAGCCTTGGCGCTCAGCACCAGCGATTTACCAGTACCAGACCAGCGTGAACCGATGTGCCATACAAACCCTTCGTACTCCGTGAACCGCATGAGCGGCGCACCAAACGAGTCCAAGCACACAGCCAACGCCGTCTCCATGCCGGGCTTGTCCACGAATATGGTCTGCCACAACTTGCGCCAGTTATCCAGCGTGCCAGCGTTTGTGGTGTTGCGGTTGATGTTCTCAAGGCCGGGCATAGGGATGCGAGTCTCGCCGCCCTCTTTACTGAACACACGGTTGTTGTACACAAAGCTGTTGTCTTCTTGCCAGCCACACTGGTACGGGATGACGATTGGTTTCTTGGACTGCGATGCCTCACCTACACAGGCGCGTACGTACTCATAAAGCTGTTTATCAAAGCCAGCAAATGTGGACACTATGTTTTGACTGGCCAACCATTTGAGCGTCTCGTCTTTGCTCACGATTGATTTCTGCGGGAAGTTGAGCGTCAACACGCCTTCAGGACGCACAGCGGCCATGTGAACCAAGTGGTCGTTCTCCATCTTGAGCAGATCAACCACAAACAAATCGTACGGAACAAGCTGCACAGTCTTCTTGGACTTCTTGCCGTCTTCGTCTTCCTCAACTTTCACAAAATACACGCCGCCGTTCTCGCCGTAACTGTAGCCGCGTGGTGGCAGTGGGCGTTTAACAGACGCGACTTGTTCTGGCTCGTCACTGTCTCCCGCATCCTCTAGCGCAAAAAACTCCTCCTCAACAAAGTCTTCACTGACGGTTGCCAGCGGTATGACTTTCTCTGTGTTGTCAGCTCTGATCTCACGCCCAAGAATCAGGGGGTTTGTAATCTTCCCCCAGTGCGGACACTCAGTGCAGATGCCGGGGTTCAGAGAGTCCATTGCCGCACATGAGTATGGCCCTTTTATCTCAGCCAGCTTTTGATTCATCCTGTCCGGCGTGTATGGGTGCAACTCAGACAGCCACACAGCTTTCTCAGCGCCATCGTCACAGACCTTTGCCCATGACAGCAACGCTCTCCAAATGGGTTCTTTGCCGTCCTCTTGGGCGGTGGCAACGTAGTCAGCAATCTGAGCGCAGTGAGGTTGGAACTCGGCAAAGACTGTGCGGCTGTTCTGCATCATCTTTACCTGAGCGGCGGTCTTGGCGTTCTTCGGCCTCGCCCCCGGCAACATGATCGGGTCAGGTTGCGGTACTGCTTTCTCTTTGAGGTTGGCGTTGATTACTTCAGCAAACGCATCAAAGTCAAACAGATCGCCTTCCATCAACAGCTTTACAGGAAGCGGCACTGCGTACTTCTTCTTGTGGTTCATGGTGCCGGGCACCCGCATCAGCCTTGCCGCATCTGCGGTGACATTCATGTCGATGACCATGCCTTCTTGTTTGCACAGGAGTTTTATGTTCTGCGCAACAGGTCGCCACTCATCAATCGTCATGTCGCGTGTTATCGGCCAGTAGCAGTGAAGCCCACCACCAGAACCAACAATCCACGGCTTGCCAAGCTTATCCAGCCCGACCTTGGCCATGAATGCGTCCAACGCCAGCACAGCGGCTTTCTTTGATGCGTAGCCATCCAAGTCTACAAAGAACGACCTTATGTGCGTGGCTTTCTCAGCTTCACGCTTGTTGCCCTCAAAACAAGACACTGCATAGAAGATGTCGCAATGATCTGCGTTCCAGCTGTCTATGTAGGGCTGAAAGTCGGCAATCGTGTCCTTGAACACATGCTGCTTTTTTCTTGTGAGTTCTACCGCACAGTACGAGCCTAAACCCGAAGACGGCAGAACCACCGCTAGAAACTCAAGCGGAGTCATGTCTATCCTTTGGTTTATTTAAAGTCGTCGGTTGCGTGCTCTACGCCTTGCTGAAAGCCTTCTTCAAACCCACTTTGGTATATGGTTTCTCTGTTGTCTATCAGTGCCGCCATGCGCTCAACAAGCGTCTCAATCCAGTCCGGAGGAACTCTGTCGAAGCCCATGATGTACACGTACCGCAAAAGCTCGTTGTCTGTCAGTTGCTTAGGTTGAACGCCTTGCATGTTTTTCTCCAAGCCTCGTCGGCTGTGCTTGATGTTTGTAGGATTTTAAGAAGTGCGCTTGCCGATGGTCGGTAAGCGACAAACACTTCACCACCGCCGAACCAGTTGTAAACAGATTGGCGTGAAACACCAAGTGCTTGAGAGATTCGTACGACAGAGAAGTTGTGGTGAACAGCCCAGCGCCCCAGTTGGTTACCCAACGTCTTAGGCGCTTTCATGACCATGTTGATTGTTTGTTGTGAGTAAGCCATGTTGTAAGGGGCCGAAGCCCCGCCCTCCTTACTCTTCGTCCCAATCGTCCACCATTGCCGCCAAGTTTGATTTCTTGGCAGGCACGGCACTTGGCTTCTTCTCTTCCTTGCGCACAGTCGGCTCTTCGCCCTCATCCTCTGCAACAGGCGCGGTCTTGGCTTTCTTTGCCTTGGGTGCGGGTGCTGGCGGCTCGTCTTCCTCAGCTTCAACCTTGGCAGGGCGTGTGCCAGCAATAGCCAGAGGAGCCGCCACAGTGGGGGCTTTCGGCATTGTCATCGCAACAGCACGCTTGGCTTCTGCTGACTCAGCTTTTTTGGACACAATCTCATACTCGTCTTCAGTCAACCAGCGCATCTCCTTGAAGAACAGTTTGGGGCTTTCAGACTTGGTATCAAACTTCAAACGTGTCACGACCAAGCTGGGGTCAATCGGTTCTTGCTGAGCCATCAACCACTTGATGTACGCCTGTAATGGGCGGTTCTCACCTTCGCCATCACCAAAGATTGACTTGGCTGGCAGTGTCAACTGGAGAATGTCGCCTTCCATGTCGTTGGCCAACACTACCGCAACACGTTGCTGGTAGCGGCATGCGCGGCTGTTACCTTGACCAGACCCTGCAATGTTTTGTGGGCAGTCTTTGCAGTTGCTGTGTTGTCTGTTGCCAGCATCAACAGAGGGGGTCTTGCCGTCAGCAGACCAGCAGTCAGGCGCAGTTACTTCACCATCGTACGACTTCGCATAAAACACGCGTCCAATTTCAGGCGCGGCGGCAACAAACACAACGTCCAGATAGCGTTCTTCGATTGAAGCGATTTCTTTACCGCCGCTGTACAAGCGGAACACACCGCCCTTGATTGAGATACGCTTGGTGGTATCTACGTTGTTGCCAGCCAAAGCTTTGGCGACTGAGGACAGGCCTTCACGGCCTTTTGCAAACGCGGGTACGTTTGCTTTATTAAAAAGCGTCACATTGGTCATGTGATATTTCTCCTGATTACTTGGTTGGTTTGCGAACAGAGATTGCGTACTCAGTCAATGAGTTCAATCCGGGTGGTACGAGGCCGGGGTTATCTTCAAGAAATGTTGCCATGTTGGTCTGCGCAATACGCTTCTCCAACAGATCAACGGCTTCGTGTTGAAGCACGAATGCCTTGAATGAATCCCAGTCTTGTGTGTTGTAGCGTGTCTTTGTGGACAACACTACAGTGCCTTGGTCAGTGCGCACAGAGGACACGCCCAGTGCAAGCATCTGATCTTTGAGGGCAATCTTCACGATGTCTTGCTGTCGTTTGATTTCCTCAACTTCGTTTTCGTACGCTTGAGTCAGCTCTTGAATTCGAGCCGCCATCTTACGGTACACCTTTGCCAACTTGTCCATTGGGACAGTGGACATTTCACTCGGCTCCTCTGTAGCGGGAGCATCATCGTCGACTATTGCAGTCATTTGCTTCTCCTGTTATTTTGTCTAACGTTTAACATCATACACGGAACAAAATCAAACACAACTCCTTTCTTAAATATTTTTCACTTCGCTGTCGAACATTTCTACCAGCAACTTGTGGTCGGTTACTTTACCGCCCATGGCCTTGAATAATTTTTTCTCAATTGGGCTTGATTCAATGTGTACCACAGTAACTTTGTCAGAGTTTTGACCTTTGCGATCTGCGCGTGCAATACATTGGGTGTACATCTCCACGCTCATCAGTGGCCCAAAGAACACCACAGTGTCTGCGGCAGTTAGGGTAATCCCGTGTGCAGTAGCTTGTGGTTGCATGACCAGCACGCGTATCTTGTCTGTGGTCTGAAAGTCGCCAATGATTTGTCCACGCTTGCTGGCGCTCACGTCACCATGAATTTGTCCCACGGCGTAGCCCTGCTTGGTTAAGTGCGTCACTATTGTTTCTATGCTTGAGCGGAACAAAGCAAAGATGATGACCTTGCGTTCTGTCTCCTCCAACACTTCGTCGAGCACATGCAGACGCGGAGATGCGTCGAACTCAACAACCTCCCTGTCGTCTGTGTAGGCGGCACCGCACGATATTTGCAACAACTTGTTTACCGCAACGCCAGCATTGACTGCGCTGATTGTTTCTCCCGCCGCACGCACCATCATCTGCTCTTTCAGCATCCGGTAGTACTTGTTCTGTTGTGGAGTCATTGGGACTTCACGTGTGACTGTGATGACTGGCGGCAAGTCAAGGCACTGACTTTTTGTGAAACGGATGGCGGGTTGCAGTGCGTCATACACCATCGCCCTTGAGTTTTCTTTTGGCACCCACTTGAACATGCTGATCTTGTTCATCACCCTGTCGCGCCATGCAGTTTGAAACTTGGGCACACCGCTTGGGTTAACCAGCCGTGCAAGGCCATACGCATCCACAGGCGACTGCGACGCAGGCGTACCCGTCATCATCCACAGGTATGTCTCAGGCTTGATGATGGATGCCAGCGCTTTCCAACGCCGCGTTGATGGGTTCTTGTATGCGTTGGCCTCATCAACAATCACAAGGTCAAAGCGACCATCGTTGCGTATTTCATCAGCAATCAAGTTCAGACCATCGTAGTTGGCAATGACGATCTCATAGTCACGCTGAATCATTTCAATTCGACGTGCGGCTTGTTGATGGTGAGCGACGATGGCGCTTCTGTGCATGGTGCTGTTCATGATGTCGCCCATCCACGCGCTGTGCATGATTGACAGGGGGCACAACACCAACACCCTACGCACTTCACCACGTTCCATCAAGTAGTCAGC